GCCGCCGATGTGAAGATACCTTCTAGCATGAGCCGTAAGACCGCTCGTGGTATGGGTGCCGCAACAAAAGGCGGGAGCTATATTGCCTGCGAGTAACCTATAGACATTAGCTTGGGGGCATAATGATAGCAGAAACGCTAGCGGGCATAGCGTTGTTTAAGAGTGCAGTGGACGGGATAAAATCCGCTATTGGGACTGCCAACGATGTATCCGAAATTGCAGGATTTATTGACAACCTTTTTGAAGGTGAGCAACAAGTCCAGAAGAGGCGTAACGCCAAGTCCGGCGTTGGCGTAGGGGATCAGTTTGGCGTAAAATCGGTTGCCTCTGAGATTATTGACGCTCGCCTTGCACAAGAGCAGATGCGTGAAATAGCGCAGATGGTGGATTTGAGGTTTGGACCCGGCACGTGGAAGTCTATTACAGAGGAACGTGCTCGACGCATACAGGCGGCCAGAGAGGCGGCGGCTGCGGAGAGGCGCAAGAAGATACAAGAGGCCAGAGAGTTTGAGGAAAATTTGAAGCAGTTCTTTATGGTTGCGGGCGCGATTTTGTTGGCCGCAATGTTCTTTACCGTGATGATTGTAATGATGGCACGAGCGGATATTGATAAATACGTTCCGTGCAGGCTTGTCAAATACGAGAAAATAGATAAAGAATGGCACTGTAACTATGAGGGAGCGAACAAGACCCGAACCTCAATGATCGTAAGTGAGTTTTGTCCAAGAGCCTATATGTGTCTGTATGACCCAAATAGTAAAAGTAAATTGGTTGAATGGGAGTAAGTAAGTATGGCTCAGAAAAAGCTACAGAAACAGTCCAAGTTTGCGGAGTACGATGAGGACGGGGATGGTATCGTTAGCGATGCGGAGTTAATGCACGTTAAGGAGATCAAGAAGACAGAAGATAATCTTCGTAAGAACTTAGCTCAACTTAGAATGGCTCGTTACACTTTGATTTCAATGGGCGTATTTACTTTGGCTATGTTCTTTATTCCGTTGGACCGGGTCACAGCTTTGTCTGATATATCTAACCTCTTCTACATCAGCGGTGCGGGTATTGTCGGGGCCTATATGGGTACGACAGCTTGGATGAACCGGAAATGATACACGCCTTTTTGCTTGTTTTTGTGTTAGGTGATAAAATTCAAAGTCAAGATATGTATTTCAGGTCGATAGTAGATTGTAATTTTTACGCTAGTCAGATAACAAAACGGTATGGGAACTACGGCAGCATAAGTGGTGTTCCTGCAAAACACAAAGCTACGGCTTATTGTAAACCAGTTAAAGTGAGTCCAGACAAAGAGTTATACTAATGGCCTTGAGAGAGTACATCTTAGTAATTTCCATGTGGGGAAATGATGGAGCCGTTGATCATTACATTGGACAGATGAGTTTACAGCAACCGATGAGTCAAAAACAATGTCACTGGATGTTGGAAGATGATCGATGGTCAGCGGCCTATGATAATAAACATTATAAAATGGCTATGCATTGTTTTCCGAAGGACTGTGCAGGTAAGGCAGTTTGTGAGTGATGGCAACAAAACTTAATGAAAACACTGAACTATCAATGCCCATACGAAACCTCATGGCGATGGTAGTTGGGGCCGCCATTGGCACATGGGCTTATTTTGGTATTATTGAACGCCTGAATACGATTGAGAATAAGTTTGTATTGATAGAGGCTGATTTAAACCAGAACACAGAGTTTCGCATCAAATGGCCTCGCGGCGATATGGGTAGTTTGCCAGCCGACAGTGAACAGTATATGTTGATTGAGCATCTAGCAGAGCAACTTTCTAAGCTGCAAGAGCAGATTGACGAAGGCCGCGCACCACATGACCAGCAACAAAAACTGACATTAGATTTTTATGAAAAAAGAATTACAAACATAGAAAGCCAAATAGAAAAGATGCGTAATGGAAACAATAGTAATTAAAACTATGACGTTGATTTTATACATGAGTGGAGATGTTTCAGAACATACCGCTTATGAGAAGATTTCTAAATGTTTGAAAGCCAAGCGAACCATTGAGCGTAATTTATACAAAAAGTCCACTTCTGTACGGTATTCTTGTGAAAACAAGACTGTTGAGGTATCAAAGAACACAGATGGCACAAACTATATTGTGAGGATCATAGAATGATACAGGCGCTTATAGGCCCGATAGCAAGTCTTGCGGGCTCGTTTATGGAGTCAAAGATTGAACAGACCAAAGCCAAAGGCGCTGTAGCTAAAGCACGAGCCGAAGCAGAAGCGAAGGTTATGGTCACAGCAGCTACGCATGAGGCGGGCTGGGAAAAAATAATGGCGCAAGCCTGATAATTCATGGAAAGACGAAGCATGGACAATTTTGTTTATTGCTATAATTGCCATGTGTTTTATACCTTTTACACAACAATATGTTGAAGACGGGTTTGCCGCATTGTCTCGTACACCAGAATGGTTTCAATGGGCGATGTACGCCAGCATTGGCGCATCCTTTGGTATACGCGGCCTAAAAGGATTTAAGAAATGAACAAAGACAGATTACGTGAAGAAATAGCCGAAGACGAGGGCTGCAAGTACGAGGTGTATTTAGATCATTTAGCACTACCGACCTGTGGTGTGGGTCATTTAATCACTGAGCATGACGAAGAATATGGCAAGCCCGTTGGCACCGTTGTCGAACAGGAACGAGTTAGAAACCTGTTTTCTTTAGACATTGCAGTAACGATTGATGAGTGTAAAGTTTTGTACCCAGACTTTGAGGACTTGCCGGAAGAGGCGCAACATATTATTTGTAATATGATGTTCAACATGGGTCGGCCTCGACTAAGCAAATTTAAAGGTATGAAGGCTGGTGTAGATGCCCGTGATTGGAACGCCGCCGCCGACGAGATGGTAGATTCCAGATGGTATACACAGGTCCCAAATCGGGCCAGACGTTTGGTAGATCGTATGAGAGCTCTTGTGGAATCCGAATAGTATGTTATAAGAAGACATAGGATTTAATGCGGAGTTATCGGAGTGGATGAAGTTTACTTTGCGGAAGCTGTTTTTCGCATAATAAAAGAACGGCGACAGGCTATTTACGATTTGTTGATTTATGACAACGTAAAGAGCATAGAGCAATATCGTGAGCTCATGGGCAATTTAAAATCCCTAGATCATGTGGAACAGGAACTCAAGGGCCTGCTAGATAAACAGGAGCGATCAAATGACTGACGCAAAGATCAACCTCGCAGAGGTTTCGGAAGGTGTTGAAAACATAGCTTCCGCGTATAAAGACGTTACCGACAAGGTATTAGACCCCAGTGCTATCGGGGAGTCTCTCCTAGAAAGAATGCCTAGCCCTACGGGGTGGAGAATTTTGGTTTTACCGTACAGAGGTAAGGGTAAAACTGATGGGGGTATTTATTTGCCAGACGCTGTTGTTCAAGAACAAACCGTGTCTACTCAGGTAGGATATGTGTTGAAAGTGGGTTCTTTAGCTTACAAGGACAAAGAAAAATTCCCTATGGGGAGTTGGTGTGAGCAGGGGGACTGGGTGATGTTTGCGCGTTACTCAGGCTCACGCTTTAAAATAGACGGCGGCGAAGTTCGTATTTTGAACGACGACGAAGTATTGGCAAAGATACAAGAACCTGAAGATATTCTTCATTTCTAGGAGTTGAAAATGGCAGAGGATAAGCAACAAATTGAGTTAGATCTGGAAGAGGATCTAGATACCGAGGTTGAGCTAGAGGCTCAGAAAGAGGAAGAGACGCCTCCGGTAGAGGCTCAGACTGAGGATCAGTTTGCAAAAGCGGAAACAAATACGCAAAAACGTATTGATCGTTTGACCAAGAAAATGCGTGAAGCAGAGCGTCAGAAAGACGAGGCTCTACGGTACGCTCAAGGAGTTCAGTCAGAAGCTCAAAAACTTCAGGAACGCATGAACACCTTAGACACCAGCTATGTTAATGAGTATAGCACTCGTGTTGAAACTCAAATGGGCACCGCGGAGCAAGAGCTAGCAAGAGCGATTGAGATCGGTGATACGAACGGTGTGGTTGAAGCGCAACGTAAAATCACCAGTTTGGCTATTGAAAACGATCGCGCCAGACAAGCCAAGATGCAGCAGGATCGATACGCGCAACAGGCCGCGGCCCAACAGCAGCAACAGGTTCAACAGCCTATGCCGCAACAGCAGCCCCGAAGACCCGACCCCAAAGCTGCCAGTTGGGCGGAGCGTAACGAGTGGTTCGGATCAGATGAAGCCATGACTTATGCGGCTTTTGGTGTGCATAAAAAACTTGTTGAGAACGAAGGGTTTGACCCGCAGTCCGATGAGTACTATACTGAGTTAGATCAGCGAATGAAGGAAGAGTTCCCTCATAAGCTAAACGGTGGTAGCAAACGGCCCGCTCAGACGGTTGCTTCTGTATCCCGATCAAATTCTGGGCGCAGTAGTGGGAAAAAGGTTAGACTCACCCCTAGCCAAGTTGCGATAGCAAAGAAATTGGGTGTGCCGCTTGAAGAATACGCGAAATACGTGAAGGAGTAGGTTAAATGTCTGAAGAACAAAACGAAATGTTTGAAGGTACAGTGAAACGTACTGCTCGCGCAAACCAGACTAGGGAAAAGACGGCGCAGCGTAAGCCGTGGGCT